ACGAAAAGCACACACCAGTATGGCGGGATATTATCAATGGTAGATGGTCGGGTTCATACCCCGAAGGTTGTAGGTTCAAGTCCTACTCCCGCAACCATAAAAACACAAGAGCAGGTTCACATGCAGTCTACTCTTTTAAATAGAAAGGTAAAAGTATGAATATTCAACTTAATTCCGAGTGTAATATGACTCTTGATTTGGATAAAACAACTAGCATTATGCTTGTAGGCAAATGTGGTACAGGTAAAACAAGAACAATTAAAGAGGTTTTACGACAGGCAAGGGCAGAGTACAGCAACCTAGATGTGCTATATGTGGATGACCACGAGTCAGATTTTTATGACGTTAAATGCATTACAGGTGAATTGCTAAACGATAATGCCAATATGACAGAAGAAGAGTTAAAATCTTTACGTGATGTAGTTGAGGCACAACAGAAGTTCCGTAATCAATTAATCTGCGAAGCAGGTGTAACTACTTTAACAGAATTGGTAGGAAAACCAATTAAGACTTTTACGATATATGGCGTTGAACTTATGCCAGACGATATTATGATATGCCTAGAGAATGGTCAACAGAGATATCTTTTGGCACATGAATACTATAGTAGGAAGATTAAAAATACCTACCTTATTCAGGATGAACACTTTGGTAAGTATAATCCAGCAAGGTTACTCTTATGTTTTGATGAGTTCTATACATTGAGCATGTCAGAAGAGGGCAAGAAGTTAGTCCATGACATTGCTTATAGTATTGTTCGTTTTGGCAGAGTTGCTCACCAGAGCATTATTCTAACAACGCAAAGATTATCACAACATAGAGAGTATGGCGATATTTATAGTTTAGCATCTGTCAAGGTATACTTCCATTCAGGTTTTGATGATAAAGATGAGTATAAATTACTATTTGGTAGAGAATTACCTAGAAATGCTCGTAGAGGTGACGTAACATTTGTTGCTCCTTTCTCTACACCTATTAAAGATGGTGGTGTAGTGTCTGAACTCTGGGAATCCATGGACAAAGTCTTAGGAGAACATGAATTAGAAGATTTTTCATTATCAGATATTAAGATGCTGTCACAAATCTTAAAGCGTAAGGTGCCATATCTTAACAAGATGTTTGAAAGAAGAATACTACACATTATCGAAATTGCTAGAGAGTTAGACTTTAGTGATTGTGGAGACTTAAATATTTCATGGCACATTATGGGTATAGACGTGTATGTAACAACTTTAATTCATCAGTTACCGAATGACTATGTTATTTCTGCTAAGATGTTAAACATGTCTGACGAAGATTTGATTAAGAATAAAGATTTGTGCAAATATATTGGATAATGTATTCGTGAACCATCTAGTAAGTAGGTTAAAGTGATGGAAGAAGAAATTATTATTAAAAAAGTCAGTCTTAAACCTTTGATGGATATATTAAAGTATTTCAAATTTGAGAGAAAGCATGCCTTATCTGGTAAAGAGAAGATGTGCATGTTGTATGTTAAAGATGAAATATTTTACATCTTTATTGAACACTCAAAATCGACATTAAATATAGAGTGTTCTGTTTACATTAAAGGGAAAAGGTTAACCTTTACAAAATTAAGTACACATCTGATTGACAGAAAGTCTATTGTAGAAAATGGACTAAATTTAACAGCCGATAGAATTATAGAATTCGGAGAATTTGCCCAGAATAAAATAACTATTGAATAATTTATAAAAATATTGACAACCTTGTGACCACTGTTGTATGATGATAACGTAATAAAAAACAGAAAGAGGAACTCGTATGTCAAATCTAAATTCAAAGTTTGTAAAGCAATTAAACTCATCAAAGAAATCCAATCTCTGCACATTGTATGTAAAAGGTGACTGGAACGATGCAGATTACATCACAGAGGATACGAAATGGACTGTTGATGAGTTAAATAATAATCTTCCATATTTATCTATCTTAGTTGATTTGTTTGCTTTTGATAATGACTATCAAGATAGAACTCATGACTATAGCATTGATATTAGAGATGATATGAATAGTGCTTTAGAACGCTACTTCAAGCGTAATAAGAAGTTCTATTCAGAACTGTTAGCCTTAAAAAATAATGGAAAAGTATTTTCTAAAAAAGTACTAGCATTAAGTGAAGATGATTTTAAGAGTGTATATAAGGCAACAATCGAAGAGATTAAAGAGAGTCTACCTGATGAATCTCGTGACTACCTTCCAATCAATTATGATGGATATGGCATCTACACTATTAAGGAAATGCGTATTGAATACCAAGGTGATAAGTTCGATGTACGAGCAGGTAAAGTAGTAGAAGCACTTGCTGAACTTATGAACATGGCATGTAAATAATTTTTCAAAAAACTGTTTACAATCAGTGAGAACTGGTGTATAATAAATAATGTAATCAAAAATAAATGATTGTTTGAGTTCTCGGTCCGCGTAAATAGCGAACTCGGTAGTCTCTTGCCGGAGACTAGTTCAAGTACAGAACAGCAGGTGCAAATCCTGTCAGAACTACATCAACCTATTTTAGTACCTACATAGAGATTACTTTCTAGAGGTAATCAAAGTGAGTCATAGGGAATAAATAAAAAGATGGAACAGTCAATTATTCAAGATTACTCATAAACTTAGTTTTAGACGAGCAGATATAAGAGCCTAGGATATGATGAGATAGAAAGGATAGTGATTGTGTGACAACTGTTCAAAAGGGTATTCGAGTAAGACTTTATCCAAATGAAGAACAGGAAGTTTTAATTAACAAGACTCTTGGTTGTTGTCGTTTTGTACATAACCAAACGCTTGAAAACTGTAAACAGTCATACGAACAAACACATCACCTTCCTTCTAAGAAAGAACGTATTATAAACCTAGTTCCACTAAAGGAGGCCAATGAATTTTTAAAAGAAGTAGACTCTACCGCACTTCAACAAAGTGTTAGAGACCTTAACTCTGCTTTAGATAACTTCTTTAAAAATAGAAATCATTTTGGTTTTCCTAAGTTTAAATCAAAACATAACTTGAAACAGTCTTATAGAACTCCTTACAACGGTGGTAATGCAGATGTCTTAGACAATAAACATATCAAACTTCCTAAGTTAGGAAGAGTTGAGACTAAACGTTTCGATATGCCAGATGTTTACAAGATTTTCAACTTCACTATTGAAAGAACTAATACAGGAAAATACTATGCATCCATCTGTATTGAAACAGAAGTACAACCACTTCCTGAAACAGGAAAACAAGTTGGTTTTGACTTAGGATTAATAGACTTACTTATCGGTAGTGATGGAACTAGGTACGAAAGACCAAAATTTGCTTACGCTTTTAGGGATAAACTCGCACAAGAACAACGTAAACTCTCGAAGATGAGAACCAAGTTAGAGAGGGTGAACGCAAATCTTGACGAGTGTAAGAATTATCAAAAGCAGAAACATAAAGTGGCGAAGTTACACGAGCATATTTCCAACTGTGCAAAAGACTTTAACCATAAGTTGAGTGTCAAACTGGTCAGAAACTATGACCTACTAGCGTTTGAAAACCTAAATGTCGAAGGAATGAAGAAGAACCATAAACTAGCGTATTCTATTTCAGATGTTAGATGGAGTCAACTCGTAGGTTTCATTCAATACAAATGTCAGTGGTATGGAAAAGAGTTTAGACAGGTTGACAGATTCTATGCAAGTAGTAAAATTTGTTCTTGTTGTGGAACTGTTCATAAGGACATTGTAAATTCTCTAAATGTAAGAGAGTGGACTTGTCCAGACTGCGGAACTCACCACGATAGAGATGTGAACGCGGCAAGAAACATATTAATTCAAGCCTTGAGTGTAGGCGTTTAAATACACTTCGGAAAGGCGCAACCGTGGTAAATTAGTTCGGGGATGGTAGTGGTGTTAGAACCATGAGAGTAACCTGAACGTTCCCAAGAAAATGCTTATGTTTAATATAAGCATAGCGTCAAAAGTAATATCAGAGTGAGGCACGTATCGGTGAGCGTGGCAGCCATGTCGGCGCTGTGTTTCGATGGTAAGAAAAATGAGTAGGTTCGACTCCTGCCACTCAAAGTATGCTTGCTTAATATGGACACTTATCTCAATGGTAGAGAACTCACCTCATAAGTGAAAAGTTGTAGGTTCAAGTCCTACAGTGTCCACTGTCCTAAACCTTGTTTGTCAAGGATACGGATTTAAGAGGTTTAAGTTCTTTCTTACCTAAAAAGAACTCATGGTCAACTACTCAAAGCCTTAGTCATTAAGGATAGGCAGTAATAAGGTTGACCGGCTATGCTCAATAGTCGAAAGAAAAAGGCCATGGTAGAGGGTCTTACGGTGAAAGTCCGTTTAATAAAGAAACATAAGCCCAAAGATGCTCGGAGCATTATCGAGATTTGCTAACCGAGAGTTACTCTCTATGAAGCGGGAAGTCATAGCGGTCTAAGGTACACCTGACCACAAGTATCTATCCATAAAGGACAACTCCTAGCGAAAACCAAGCGATAATGGAGTTGACTGAATTTATTTGCAAGGTAAAACTTGCTTGACTCATTCCCGATTGGGAACAAGAGATGTGAGGACGTCTGGTTGAGGAAATTAGGCGCTCTCTTTAAGGGTCTGTGCGAATACCCAAATTAGTTGAATGTCAGAACGCACAACATATAAGTCCTTATTTTGTATCAAGTGACACAATAAAACACAATCGAGTGTGACATTCCTGTTGTGTTCAACGAACAATAAGGCAGTGAAAACAAGTCTTGTATTATCGGTGGAACACCGAAGTTGTTGGCAGATTATGGTTGCGAAACCTCAACTGTGCATAAACACAAAGTCCAACAGGTGAGCAGACAGTTGAAAAGAAGGCACCAAAGCGTGGGGTGCATAAATATAGTCACGCCCATACCTCTGTAGTTTAAGTTCTGGTAAAACACCTTAGTATGTCTATTGAGAAGTTGGTTCGACACCAACCGGAGGTGCCTAAAAATTTTTCAAAAAAAAACTATTTACAACATTTCTTGTTTATGTTAAGATAATCTCGTAAACAAGAGATGTGTAATATGAAAGTGTTAGTTACTAGACATGAGGCATTAGTTCAGTATTTTGCAAACATGGGATTGACTTTTGATAAAGTAATCGCACATGCAACAGCAGAGGATGTAACAGGCAACGATGTGTATGGGATATTACCACTTCACTTAGCATCTCTTGCCAATACAGTCACAACTATTGATATGAATTTACCTGCAGAAATGCGTGGTAAAGAATTGTCATTAACAGATATTGAAGCGTACTTCACAGGTATGTCTACATATCAAGTTAAAAAGATTTAAAAAATTTTTTAAAAAAACTATTTACAATCAGAAAAAACTGTAGTATAATGATAATGTAATTAAAAATAAACGAGTTAAACTACACTCGCACAACAGACAGTAAGCCAGAAAAAGCAAAAAAAAATATTCAGAAACATCTTAATGGTGTTTCAGGAGATGATGAACCTATGGTCAAGTTGTTGGGGAATGCTACTGATAATAGTGAGACCTATTAACAAAGCCATAGAGAAGTATTGAAACTGTATTTAGAGTTTATCACATTTAAGTTTTATGACTAACTATCAATTAGTTGTCGGGCATAACCAGCAAGGTGTCTGGCTATGAACTGTATTATACACCTCTTGTGGTAAAGAGAATGTATATTAGAAACCAGAATGTAGATAAAACTATTTATAAGTCAATACATCTAAAACCCTACCAAGGAGTGTTTGTCCTCTGCTGAAACACTATTATCAAGTCTGTTCAGAGAAGATATTCCTGACGGACCACGATATTAGTGTTACCTTAAATAAACGGTTCGAAACGTTTTGAAAACTTTACAAGGAGTAATTAACCTTGTAGTCTCAATAAGTATAGGGTTAAAGTTGAGTATATATTGTAGACTGCGACTAAGTTAGATGTTGGTTCGAGTCCAACCGTAGCGTGAGGTTAAATGTCCAAAGGCTAGGTAACTCAATTGGTAGAGCAACTTATGTATTTGCAGTCGAAGTATATGTCGATTCGGGATGAGTAATTAGTTGGTTCAACTCCAATTGTCGGCAAAAATCAAAAAAAATGCAAAAAATTGATATAAATTATGTACAATGAGTAAAAATTGTTGTATAATATTAAATGTAAGTGGTTCGGTTGCGAGATAGGGTGAGGCTGTGCTCGGCTAAATTAGTCGTTGCCTCACAAGTCTCAGGTTAGAGAAATCTTACCTACGTTGAATTAGAGAATCCTTAAGGTGGAGAGGCCGCTCGTTGGCTTTTTGAAAACAAATACACTCGTAGTGAGTGCAATGGTGTATATACTCATATTACGGACGTTTTGAAAGGGAAACACAGAACTGCTTATGGGTTTGTGTGGAAGAAGAAAGATTAGTGTAGACACTTCACCAACTTCATATCGGTGTATAGGAAAACTTGGTAATCCGCTTCATTTGGGGTGAAGAGACTATGTGTTCAAATCACATTACACCGACTAAAAACTGATATAAAAGAAGTAAGCAAAAAGAAAAGGAGAAACGCTATGTTGTCAATTTCAATTAAATTTGAACAAATGAATAGAACATATAAAAACGATAGTCTCGTAGCGTTTTGGTGTACAGCAGAAGGACCGTCTTATATTAAGAGTTGATGCAGGTCAACGTAAATTAAATATTTAATCTTAATATAGGGCAATTCTTGAACGTATGATATGTATAAAAAGAGTTGTCCTTTTATTATATACTTATGGGGAATGGGTCTGCATGGGGTGGACGCTTGACTTGCAATCAGGATATCAGATGGGTTCGATTCCCATATTCTCCATCTCCACTTAAAATACCCTTGTAGCCAAGAGGATAAGGCAACGTTCTTCTAAAGCGTTAATCGTGGGTTCGATTCCCACCAAGGGTGCTAAAAATGAGCGAGTTTGAAATCTCGAAAACAAAATTCAAATTTGGTTACGTAGGGCAGTGGTTTAGTCCCATCTCCTTGTCACGGAGAAACACGTGGGTTCGATTCCCATCGTAACCGCCATTTGCCGGTTTAGCAAAAATGGTAATGCGCCATACTTGTAATATGGAGATTGTACAGGTTCAAGTCCTGTAATCGGCACTTAAGTTAAAGAGTTCTTATCAAAAAACTCTAAGATTTGGGGTGGTGGCAACAATTGGTACTGCACCGGACTGTAAATTCGGCGTCTCTGACATTGTAGGTTCAAGTCCTACCCACCCCACCATATTGCTAGGTAATTCAGTGGTAGAAATTAGGCCAGCATAAGCCTATATACGCAAGTTCGATTCTTGCCTTAGCGCCCATATGCTCTCATAGGCAAGAGGCTAAGCCACACGACTTTCCATCGTGCATCATCGGTTCGAATCCGATTGGGAGTACCTAATGCTGACGTAAACCGAAATTGGTATCGAGGCAGTCCTGAAAACTGTTTAGCGGGTTAGCAGCCCTCTATGTGGGTTCAAGTCCTACCGTCAGCGCCATACGCTTTTGTAACTCAATGGTAGAGTAATGGCCTTTTAAGCCATGAGTTGCTGGTTCGAGCCCAGTCAAAAGCACTTAACATACCAGTATATGCTCAAAAGTAGAGGGTTGTCTTGATAAGGCAAAGAATTGGGGGCAGTACCCAATACTGGTACTAAAGTTTATTATAACTCATAAGTATCAACAAGAAGGAGATATGATGGGAATTATTTATTGTCATAAAAACAAGATTAACGGAAAGTGTTATGTCGGCCAAACACGTAAGTCGTTAGAAAAGAGAATAGGTCCAAACCCAGAACTGTCATATCGGAATAATAAGGAATTTAGTTCTGATATGATTGAGTATGGGTGGGATAACTTTGAGACTTCAATATTAGAGACAGTTGATAATAGCCTACTTAACGAGCGAGAAACGTTTTGGATGAGTAAGATGAAGCAGGAAGGTATACAGTTATACAACAAATACTTAAAAGGAACCTCCAACTTTCATAAAACTATTCTTGTAAACAACAAAGTAACAGAAGAGGACAAGAATGTTATTAAAGAATTATTTGATGACGGAAAGTCTTTGCGTGAAATTGGCGAATTGATTGGCGTATCTCCACAAACGATAAAGAAGATTTTAATTAATCTTGGTTATGATATACCTACGGTTGGTAATTTGTGTAGTCTTGATAGAAGGCAAAAAGAAGTTGTTTCAGAATTTATTGCTGGATTAAAATGCCCTATATGTGGCAATAGTTTTAGGGAGCCTCATGACATGCGGTGTATGTTATGTAGCATTCAGTGTAGGACACAATATTTCCAGTTATCTAGGCAAGAGAGAAGCAAGATAAAAACCATACACAATAACAACCTGCATGATTATAAACTGCTACGAAACCATCTAAAAGAAGAGAAAGAAGAGTATGGTCGTAGAAGAATTGAAATAGAGAAAGAGGCAAAAGAAAAACGAAAAGAGATTGTTTCTAAGAGTTCTAAGGAACTATGCGAGAGACGTAAATCAATGCATACAGCAGAGGAATTATATTGGCATAAGGATGAAACTCGTTGTAAACAAAAGTTGGATTTGATTCTCAATTCTGGTGTAGATTTGATGAGGTTTGGTTATAACACGAAGTTATGTAAAATGTTTCCAGCACTTAGTAAAAGAACAGTTTTGTTTCTATTACGTAAATATGATATTCCACACTTTGAGCGTGCCGGTAGTAATAGGACAAATTTGAATCTATAAATTTTAAATAACACTGTTATTATGAGTTTGAAACATCGTTGTCAAAATTCAAATTATCTGTATAGGGCAAAGGCTGTCCCACTTCCCTGTCACGGAAGAACATGCGGGTTCGAATCCCGTTGCAGGTGCCATGCACTATTAACTCAATCGGGAGAGTACTTGTCTTACAAACAAGAGGTTGGCAGTTCGAGTCTGTCATAGTGTACTAAGAGTTTTCAACATTCACTCTTAAAAGAAATGTTAGAATTTGGGAGCATAGTACAAAGGTAGTACAGCCGGCTGTTAACCGGTCAATGAAGATTCGATTTCTTCTGTTCCCGCCATGCCTCTGTAACTCAATTGGCAGAGTGGCACACTCTTAATGTGAAGGTTGTAGGTTCGATTCCTATCAGAGGCACTCTTAATCGCTATGTAATTCAATGGCAGAAAACGTATTTCATAGGTACGTAGTTGCAAGTTCGACTCTTGCCATAGCGACCATTAAACCAAGAGGAAAGTGTTTATGATTGTAGATTTAAAAGAGTTTGGAATAAGTTTGGGAAGTAGAGTCCTAGGTAAAGAAGTTAGTAATATGATTGACTTTGAAAAAGAAGATGAAGTCATATTAGATTTTGAAGATGTTAAAATGGTAACAAGTTCTTTCGCTGATGAAGTAATTGGTAAGAACTGTGCTAGATTAGGACTTCATAACTTCTTTAAGAAAGTGCAGATTATAAACACTTCCGAACAGATTAAACTTATCTTAAAGACCACAATGTTGATTTCCCGTATGATTATGTTAATGAAACAAATCTTGAAGAGTATTTAGCAGTCGTAAAAAATGAAGGATTTGATATTTCTGAACACGATAACGAAGGTAATCTCTATTACTTTGGTAACAAAGATGCTAAATGGGATTGGTACGAAATCGGTGGTAGATGGTCTGGTATGTTAAAGAAGTTAGACGGTACCAGATGTGATGAGTGTGAGGTTAAAGACTTAGACTTGTCATTAGATAGAGATATGTATGAGAAAGCCAAACGTTTCTGGAAAGTTGTTGTTGACAAGCAACCATTAAAAGATGGTGAATATGCTGACGGTTTCGTTTCGTGGTATAAACCAAGTTACTACAAAGAATTATACGGTGACAAGGAAACGTTTGCAAAAGACAGGGCGTCACTTAGTACATTCGCAATGTTGTTAGATGGCAAATGGTGCGAACAGGGAAAGATGGGTTGGTTTGCAGTATCAGATACGACAAATGATTCCTTCAAAGAGTACACAAAGTTTTTCAATAAAACGTTAGAAGAATTAAAACAGACACATCCGCACGCAACGGTAACACTTGTGGACTGCCACATTTAAAAATAATTCCAGAAGAGTAGAGAAATCTACTCTTTTTTTATTTGCTTAAAACCGTTTTATACCCTCGTCCGTGCGACTTTTTAGACCTATTTTAGACCTAAAACCAACGGGTTGATACATTACACAGATTTAACGAAAATCACTCTTAAAACCGTTCCTCCAAACGATTCCAAGTCTTTAAAGTGCAGACTATAAACAGCACTTTTTAAAATCAGCGTACAGGTAGTCTTAGGGTGAGTTCAAGTCTTGCCACGTTGCATAAACAAAAAACTGATATATAAAGTGAATTATAGGAAAGGAGGCATAAGTTATGCCAGTAGAAAATAATAAAAACTTAACGAATGCCTCTAGCATTCAAAAGAACAACACAGAGGTAAACACATTACTCACAAACGAATTAAACCAATTCAGACCTATGAAGGACATTTCAGAAATGATGGGTATTATGCAAGAACCATTTGAATTATCTGATATGAAGAAAGGTACTGTCATGGGTGGTGGTTACCAACTTGAAGTTAACACACTTTATCGTAACCAAAGTTACAAGAATAAAAATTTTATCTTTGATGAGTTTACACTTAAAAACATCTCTGACGAAGATAAACAGCATTTATACGTAAATAATGGTATCTATGCAACATCAAAATCACGTCTGTTAGAAATGGCAAAGCATTACACAGAAGAAAATCATTACGACCGTTATGCATTTGCAAATACGGGCGAACAATATAATATGCATAGTGCCAAGTTTGACTTCTTCTATAAAGGAGACAAACTAGCAACACAGACATTAGAACTTAACACAACAGATGTTATACGTCACCGTAAGTCAGACCTTCGTGGGTTCATCGGATATGATGTTGATATTGATAATGTAAATGCAGAAAGAGCGAAGAACCTAGCCGAGGATATTAACGACGGTGTTGTTCCTACACCTACAATGGTCGTAGTAACAGGTACAGGTGTTCATTTAAAGTACATCTTTACATCACCGATGGCTATCACAAGTAATACAGTATTACAAAAATACCAGACTATGCAGGGATTATTCTCTCGTATGTTTACACATAACCCACGCTATTGTGGTAAAGAGCAGGAAACTGGCTCTTATCAAAGAGATTTGCCTATCGGTCAGTTAATGCGTGCAGTAGGCAACGTTTACGACAAGTACGATAACTGTTCTATTTCAACAACAGGCTACACATCAGGCGTTTATAGCGATATTAATACTTTAAACGAGTGGGCTGGTATTCCTGAAATTGAAACCAGTAGAAAATCATCAGCGATTGCCTATGATAATGCGAAGGCTCGTAAACTATCAGCAAGAGAATATCAACGTTTATACGACACTTTCTTAACTGAAGGAGTAGGTAATCGTACACGCCATAGAAATGCATTATTCTATCACATGTTAATTGAAGGAGGCATGTCTTTTGACGAAGCACTGGCTCAAATTAACATTATGATAAATGAATTGAACGAAAGATTCCCTGTACAAGGAAACCCTGTCCGCTTATTAACAGTAAACGAGGCACGCAAGTTCGACCCTAACAGTCCAGAGTGTGACGTTAAGTACTGTAATAAGTATTTAAGCACAAGTGCGATTGTTGATACAGTTATGTATAAGAACAATATTAAACAAAAGCGATACAGAACTGGTTTAAGTCAGAGCGAAAACATGAAGACGGTTAACAAGGGGACCGTTCATAATATCGGACTCCGTTCAGAGTGCTTGCTATACGCTATTATAAACACATTAAATAATGATAGAGGTAATAAATCTGGAGTAGCAAATTACAACGGACAACAGTGTATTATCGGTGATTACGATTTTACACCTTTTGTGCTGGCTCATAGTAATACTTATAACCTTGGTAAAGATAAACTACAAAGACCTGTAAAGCGTTCTTATGAAGTAATTGACAACCCAGACATTGAACGTCACCAAACGGTATTGAAAAGAGTCTTTAAATACCTAAACGGTGCTTCAGTTCAGCGTATAGGCTCAACAGATATTTATAGTAATCGTCAGCAGTTAGTCCATAGGCTATTGCTCGCCTCAACACCACAGGGAACAAGGGATGAGTTCTATAATCGCTATACAGGCGTGGCAGTGCCTATTAGATACACTGTCCAGAGCGAAGAGTTGTATAGAGAGATAAACACTTACTTTAACATTTTACTTTCATTATCACACCATCACTTCAATAAGATTAGAGAAGGTGTGAAAGCGGAGCATGCTTATATCACTGGTAATGTACTTACAGAGAACTACAACAAAGTTAATGAGACTCTTCTACGTATTAAGGGATTATTAGATTTATTCAACGTTAAGCGTGAGGCTGTTATTAAGAGTGGTGTTAGCACTAATGTTATCAACGCCATTTATGCGACTAATAGAAAGTCATTAGCACTTGCACACCAAATTGAGCAAGAGTTATTAGCAAGCCAGTTACACGATATGTTAATCAACTTTAATGGTAAGCGTATGCCTCTACAGGAACGTTTAGACAAGTACGAGCAAATTTTAAACTTTGTAAGTATTAATAATATAGAGTTAAGTTTTGACAACACATACCAACTATGGCACGGAATCAGTGCGTTAGGTAACCAGGCAAAGGCAAACAATGAACTGTTCATTACTGAAATAAACAGACGTTGGGACCGTCTTCAGGCACTAGCACCTACGATTCTTGCAACAGACAATCTAATTAGACGCCTTATTCATAAAGGTAAGGGCAACAAGACTAGACTACATGGTACATTTATGTATGTATGTTACTTACGTAAGCACTTAGGTTTCTTAGACATGTTGCCAGTAGATGTAAGTTTCCCATTTACAAAAGCATATAAATATGTAGGTATCGAACTCACAAAGATTGGTAGAGAACTCTTAGAATATAACAATGATAACAGTTATGCTATGAGAATGTACCCAACATTCGACCCTAGAACAGGTAGCAAAGGTTATGCGTATAAAGAGTTTACAGACCGTGGCTACATGATAGTATTAGCGAAGTATTACCGTATAAGTGGTAAATACAGAAGTGATGAAGAAGTAATGAGATTAGCGAAGAATTTAATGAGTCAATTTAAGAGTAAGGACCTTTCTGCGGAAAATGGTATGAGACTATTAGAAAGATTAAAAAATGAAACTATCTCATACCTCAACAACCTTGAGTTAATGGATAAACCGGAAGATAATTCAGAGTATGTAATCTTTGAAGATACAGATGGTAATGCAGATATTTCTGAAACAGTCATCACAGAAACTGGCTTGGTAGGAGAAAATCTGTGGACCTGACGATACCCTCATTGGCCCTCAAACACATCTAAACTAAAATAAAACTAGGCTAAATGGTATAAAATTAGATAAAAATAAACTCACTGATTAAATTTCTGGTGAGTTTTTATTTTTTGTCTCATGGTCACATCTCATTCATATTCGTTATCATATTGTAGGGTGTTATCCCTACCCCACATCTTAAACTAAAACAACTTCTAATAGTTCTGAAACTTTAAGGTATAACTTCTGGAACTGTTAGAACTAAAACAACTTCTAATAGTTCTGGAACTAGTAGTAATAACTCTTGGAACCAATACGTCTTGGAACTACTAGTTCTAATAACACCAAAGCGTACCTCTACTAGAACGTAAACCACTAATACTAGTACCTTTAATCCTATCAGGAAACTATTATCACTAATACTCTTAGAACAAGAGACCCCTAGGATAACTCCTATTGATAGTACCCTTTAAGATAATTACTCTTCTAATGATTTAATTCCACCTTAACAGTCTTAATACATTATCATTTCAACTCTTAAGGTACTTTAACCTAAAATAAGACCACCTATAATACCGGTAGTCCTATTGTCCCTTTATACTTTCAATAGACCATAAGTTCTTCCTAACGTAGAGTAGTCGTTCTTAGATTTTCTTCTTAAATCCACATCAAACTACACCTAACCTAGTTCTTATTCATTTCACTCATGGTTTATATCTTCATTAAATATATCAAGATTAGAACTGCCACTAACAGACTCTTCTTATTATTCCACCTAATCCTATTCATCTAAGTATATTCTTTTACACCTGCTATCCTAGGTCCAATAACCTTAGTACCTGCACCTACTATCCTAGACCTACTAACCATCTGGATACCTATGCCTTAGACTTGTACTCCCATTCTAAACCCCTTTGTGGTTCTTCTTCTTTAAACATCATTATATCTTAACGCAATCATATCATCTTCTCTCACCAACTTCTCTGTACTTGAATTAAATATCACATCTTCTATTATCTTTAACCAATTAATATCTTCCGCTTCTTCTTTTAACCATATATAAGAGATTACACCACCATGGACGGCGGGCGAATTTTTGAAATTTTTAAAAATTGCAAAGTAATAAAAAAGTTGTATAATATAAGTGTAAGGGTATGAAGGCACCTTATAAAAGCCTTCTCATATGGCGGGATATTATCAATGGTAGATGGTCGGGTTCATACCCCGAAGGTTATAGGTTCAAGTCCTGCTCCCGCAACTTTTCTAAGCGTACAGCAAAAATTAAAAACTTTCTATTGTGGACAGAAAAATAAGTGCTTAGAGTTATCTTATCGTACAGCAAAATATTAAAAACTTCTAAATTGGACAAGAAAAAGAGAGGATAAGAGTTATTGTTTATGAAAAATTTTACAGATTTGATTGAGAACGAATTAAACTTTACAGAAACAGAGAACGGTGCGATTGCACTACGTTCAACTAAGAGTGGTTTATTAGACGCTTTTAGTACATTGGCAACATTCTGTGAAACAGACGAAGAAACAATCATCAAGACTTTTAATCTTGCTTATGCAGAAAATAAAGAATTAGCGATGAAGTTATTATTTTATGTTCGTGATATTCGTGGTGGACAGGGTGAACGTAGAGTTTTCCGTGTTATTATGAATTATCTTGCAAAGAACAAGCCAGAAGTGGTTATTAAGAACTTAGATAACTTTGCTTTTTATGGTCGTTATGATGACTTGTTATGTTTATTGAATACGCCAGTTGAACCTGAGGTTATTAGTTTAATTAAAGAAACATTAGACGCAGATGTTAAGGCTGTGGATAATGGTGGGGCACCAAGTCTTATGGCTAAGTGGTTACCATCTATTAATGGTGTCAAGAATACACGTCAGGTAGCATTAAAGATTGTAAATGGTCTTAATATGTCTGAACGTGAATATCGTAAGACATTATCTAAGTTACGTAGAGCATTAGACTTAGTTGAAATCAAGATTGCAGAGAATCGTTATGAGGATATCGACTTCTCTAAGTTACCATCTAAGGCACAGATGATTTACCGTGAATTATTCATGCGTAAGGCACAGGAACGTTATTTGGTGTATCTAAAAGAACTTATGACAGGTAAGGCTAAGATTAACGCTGGTACACTAATTCCTGTTGATATTGTTTCTAAGATTATGAACAACTACAACATATCATTAAGCAATCGCTATTTATACGATGCTATGTGGCAGAATTTGCCTAACTGGTTTGAGGGTCGCAATGAAACTGGAATCTGTGTAGTCGATGTGTCTGGTTCTATGTTGGGTATGCCTATGGAAGTTGCTATCTCACTTGGTTTATATTGTGCTGATAAGTGTAAAGGACCATTTAAGAATAGATTTATCACATTCTCTAGTAGACCTGAACTTGTAAAGGTTCAAGGTGAAGATATTGTTGATAAGATTCACAACATGCAACGTGCAGATTGGGGCATGAATACTGACTTCAATAAGGTGTTGGGATTAATCTTAGATACTGCTATTAAGAATAACTGTTCACAATCAGATATTCCTAATAAGTTGTATGTCATCTCTGATATGCAGTTTGATTATGCTAGTGGTCGTGATACTTTACATCGTGATTGGGTAGAGAAGTTTGCAGAACATGGTTACGAAATGCCTGCTATCGTGTATTGGAATGTGCGTACAAGTAATTGTGGAATGTTCCAAGAAGATAAGAACGGTACTAACGTTGCTATGGTAGGTGGCTACTCACCTGTTCTATTTAAGAATGTAATTGATGGAACACAATACGAAATAACAGTCAACGAAAAGGGTGAAACTGTAGTAAAGCAGAAGATTGACCCAGTAGTTGTGATGTTAACAACGCTACAGAGTGAGAGATACGACAGAGTTCGTATTTAAGAATTACGGTTTAGTGGGTACCGCTTGAAACCCACTAAAAACTGATATAAATAGTATCAACAACAGCCAGTGAGCAGTTGATGATAAAAGATAGGCTACAGCAAACATAAACTTACTTTTAAAGACAAGGTGAATATACAGGTTAAGGATTAGTCGTCCTGAATACCCGTATTAGGGTCGTCCTCGAAGATGACAACAGAGACAACTGTCTAAAATCGCCTATCTGAAAATTTTTAACAAAACCTCAGGAACAGGCGGTGTTTACATAATACATCGCCTTTTCCGCATTTAAGGAAAAAATTTCAATTTAAAATATAGCCGAAACGCAAAACTAGGAAGAAACCGTGTGACTTTATTGATTTGTTTTTAGGCAAAAATAAAGAGGCTGATAGATTGTACAGTTTTAGGTAAAAATACGTTTAAAACCGTTCCTACGTTAGGCGTATAATGGTTCATATCTAGGCAAAGGAGAGATTATGATTTTAATATTATGTGAAAAACCGTCGCAGGCAAGGAACTATGCATCTGCTATGGGTGGTAGTGTAGACAAGAAGTTTAAATGGGAAGGTAATGATGTTGTCATAGTTAATGCAAGAGGCCACCTGTATCAGTGGGCTGATGTTAGTGTAATCGCAGGTCCTTCGTATAGTAAGTGGTCTCTGACATCTTTACCTTGGTCCTATAAGGACTTTAAATGGAAAAGGGTTGTTGCTGATGGGTGCAGAGATGTAATCAATAATATTAAGGAAAAGGCAAAGGGTTGTTCGGAAATCTGGATTGCTACCGACAATGACGAATCAGGCGAGGGAGACCTTCTTGCTGCCGAAGTATTAATAGAGAATAAATTATGTAGAGGCAAGGTCATTAAACGCCTATTCCACGTGTCAGAAAGTAAGCGTGATATTGAGTCTGCCTTGGCTAATCCTGTGGCTATAGAAGATTTGGAGTCTTGGCCTCCTTATCAAAAAGCATTATTTAGAAGTAAATGGGATTATCTATCTATGCAAGCAACAAGAGTATTAACTTTAAACAGTCCTATCAAGGCTGTGTTGGCTACTGGTAGACTAAAGGGTGCTATGGTAACACTTGTAGGTAATCAAGAAGAGTTGGTTAATAATCATAAATCTGTATTTTATTTTCAGAATCGTTTTAGAGATGATAATGGCAATGTCTATGTGAATGAAAAAGAACCTAAGTTTGATGAAGAGTCTAAGGTTCCTAATACATATAAATCAAGTGCTGTTAGATGTATCAAGAGTGAGATGAAGAAAACAGTGCCACCTAAGATGCTGGACTTGGCGTCATTATCAGCAAGTTTAGCAAGCAGAGGCTATAAGCCAGCGAATGTTTTATCAACGTATCAGAAAATGTATGAGGCGTCTATTGTTACTTACCCAAGAACAGATGACCATACGATTACACATGAGCAGTTTTTAGAGTTAGTTAGTCTTGCTCCGCGTATTGCTAAGGTTATCGGTGTCGATGTTGATTTATTGACACATAAAAAGGCTAGAAGTTCTCATGTTAAGGAAGAGGGTTCTCATGGTGCCAATAGACCTGGTGAGGTAGTTCCTAAGTCGCTTAATGATTTAGAGTCTAGGTTCGGCAAGATTGGTGTTGCGATTTATACCATGTTAGCAAAATCGGCATTATCAATCTTGGCAGAGGATTATGAGTACGAGCAACAGACAGGTGAGGTTGTTGATTACCCTTTATTTATCGCTAAGGTTAATATACCTAAGAAGTCTGGATGGAAAGCAGTCTACGGTCAAGATTTAGACGATGAAGAAGAAGTTATTTCTAAGGGTATTGGTAAGAAGGCTAGTCCGTTTGTATATAAGGGTGAACCACCTAAGCCAAGCAAACCAACGATGAAATGGTTAATGAAACAGTTAGAGAAATTTAATGTTGGTACAGGTGCGACAAGAACAAGTACTTTATCTCAAATTACAAGTGATAAGGCAAGTTACCCTTTAATGAGCAACCATAAGGGTTTATTGTCTTTAACGCAATACGGTTCTATAGAACACAAGTTACTAGCAGGCACTCTATTTGGTGGCACTAAACTAACAGAGCATGTGATGGCCATTATGAAGAAAATCGGTCAGGGTCAGTTTGAGTATATTGATAAGCACTTAGAAGAAATGGCGACAATTATTGAAAAAGAGATACCTGTTGTTAGTAAAAACAGGGAATTGGTTAAGATAGAACGGCCTGTAACGCAACCGAAACAAGAAGGTAAGACTTCTACAGGTGAAGAGGTGAAGTTCAAAGACGAGTGGAACGGTCATAAGTTCACAGCAGAAGAAATTGAAAAGTTATTGAACGGTGAGACGATTGATATTTTTGACGAAAAATTTAAAAATAAAAAAGGCAATAAGTACGGTGCTAGAGGAAGTTTTGAATGGCAAGAATACAAGGGACACAAGTTCTACGGTTTCAAGTTGCAAGAGTTCTTGAATGTTGATTGATATATATGGTTAAAATTCATGAAAAATTGATATAAGTAGTGAGTTTAAGTGATAGCAATTCATTTAAACGTAATATGGCCTAGTTGGCAGAAGGAGTAAAGAGTAATGTATATTATTTACAGTTTTATCGGTTCTTTCTTAGCACTAGTTGTTTACAACTTATTTGGTGGTAAGCAGTTTGTTGAAAAGAAAATCAAGGAATCCAAAGAACAAAAAGAAGAGAACTAGTTAAGATTATGCACTTTTTCTAAAAAAAGTTGTATAATATGAGTAGAGGTATCTAAAAATAGGTTGCAACCGTTAGGTCCTCTTCGGGTGTGGTAAGGTGTCCCAAACAATTTATAAATCCCAGTTTTGAACTTACCTATATGAGGTTGCTAAAATTCTGTTGTGATTGCCGAGCACTGGGCGATGACTTTCACTTGAATATTGGCATTAAAATCCTATGAAAAGCAAGTCCTGTATTTAGTGGTGGAATACCACAAGGTGACCAGAGGGCTTCGTGTGCTTTGCCTAGTTAGTTGTAAAAAGAACCTATGGGCGTGACTAACGAAAAGCACACACCATTATGGCGGGATATTATCAATGGTAGATGGGCGGGCTCATACCCCCAAGGGTGTAGGGGTAA